TCTGCATCATGTCTGTACTTTCAAATCCATCAAAGGTACATAACTGTACATTAAATCCTATAGCCCTTAATGAATATATTATCTCTCTTACTTTGCTTAATTGTACTGGCTCTTCTGGAGTTCCTTGTATTCTCATCATTAAATCTATAACAACTTTTACGCCACCTTCTTCATTCATTCCATCAGGATGACCCATTGCTATTCCACATGCATCTCCTGTCAGTCCAATATCAACATGTATTGCATGAGGCTCTTTAGATGCTGATTTTTTAAATGACTCTACAAATCTACCTAATACATCTACTGGGTCAATATTTCTTTCTTTATTTGCATTATCTTCTACTATTCTTGGATACTCAAAGAAAGGACTAATAGATGTGCTTGGTAAAGCTCCAAAGTCTCTCCACGCCTTAGTAGGATTAGCTTTAAATGCTTTCCATATAAAAGGCACCTTAGGAATCTTTACAATATCTTTGGTTAAATCTGGTTCATATTCATAGATGAGTTTTGTGACTTTGTCTGACCAGAAGAATTCTCCTGCCCAATCTGGATACTTACTTTCCCAGAGAGGACGTCTAACGGAATAGGTACGGTTCGCTTTGTCTTTGCCTTCCTTAACTTTCTTTTCCAAAAAATCACCTTCATATACTGGGGAACCAGCAATAACAACAGCACCATTACTCTCAAAACGTGACCCAAGACGACGAACAAGTGCATGATAAATGTCCTCAACTTGGTCAGACATATCTGTATTCCTATAAGAACCTGCTTCATCAATAACCCCCACTATAATATTATACCCGACAGCACTTCTCCAACTTGAACTCCCAGGTATTATAAATGTATTGTTTTTAAATTTTAATTCACTTCTTGTATTTGGGTCAGGACATCTTGCGTCATCTCTTTCCCAAGGCAGTTCCTGAAACCAAGCACATTCTGCTATTTTCATACTTATTTCTGAAAAGATAACTTTACGTGCGTTAGATTCAGAGACGGACATATTCATAATTGCTATCTTGGATGTCTTATCTATATGAAAATAATATTGAGGGCTTCTTAAACATAATAATAAATGTTGGAAGTAAGTAACTATTATAGATGTCTTAAAACTTTTACCACTTCCTATTCCTTCACAAAATACTGCTTCATCATATTTTCTTTTCCAAGGATTCTGTCCTGGCTCTACTTCAAAGAACTTAATAATATCAGCCAGCACTACTTTTCTTATTACACCAGATAGATTTAGATACTCCTTCCCAACTATCCATTCTTCAGCACTTACTGGGTTCCATCTCCATAGCTTATGGCTGTATCCATTTGACTCAATCTCTAACATATCTTGAATCTTCTTGTCAATGTTAGACCTTGGCACTCCTGTATCCTTTAAGATTACAGGCGGTATTGCTGGTGACTCATTAATTAGTTGAATCAAATCCACTGAACTTTAACTCCTTAGACATTCTAGCAAACACAACACCTTTAATATCTTGGTCTGCTACTTCCTGTTTTATTATTCCAATCATTCTTACTATATTTATTCTTATTTCTTCTACTCTTACATTAACATCTATATTACCACTCATCACAACTTTGACTGCTTCTTCTCCTGTCAATCCAAACCTTTCCCATATCTCCAACATTTGTTTAGTTTCTTGTCTTAATAAATTTAAATAAGTTTGTTGGTGACCATGTACTGATAGCAACTTACCCGCTAACTGTTCTATTCTAGTAAGGACTATTGCTTCTGCTGGTGCTTGGTTGGAATACTCTCTCATTACTTTTCTTATCACTTCACAATCATCATCTAAATCATAATATTTTTTCCAACATACTTTTACACGTTCTTCTACTTGCATCATTAACTCAACCATATGACCTAATACTTTATTATGAGTTGTGATGTCTCTTTGTATTCTACCTATTAGTGCTCTCTTTATTTTGTTTACTTCTGCTGCTATATTTGGTTGTGCTATTCCTAACATCTTTGCTATCTTCTGAGTATTGTATTTCATAGCAAAATAATATCTTCCAATCAATTGTCTTCTTTCAGACCTTTCATTCTTTCTAAATGATTCTAGATAAAACATATCGTCTTGGGATAGTGCCATCTGTACATTTATTTTAAGGTAAGGTTCAAATTGAAGTGGTATCAATATATCTTTTCTAATTCTAACAACTTCTTCTATTGATACCCCTTCGAGTATTGCTACATTTGGATATACATGAATATCTGAAACTTCTTCTACTGCTATCCCTTCTAACAATGCTACATCTATAGACAGTTGAACATCTGAATCTTCTACTATCTGAATACTATCTACTGCTTTTATACATCCATCCATACTTTACATCCATATGTTACATACGTTAGTTACATCCATCCATCCATCCATCCATCCATCCATCCATCTACTCTTTGGTATCCACTCCATCACCAGCTTCTACTGATAATGTTTCTTCTTTACATACGTCGGAAAGGTCGCCTTTACATACTAACTGATAAATATTTACTCCCGATTCCTCTTCCACAATATCTTTTACTATCTTTACTATCTCCTTCACCTGACCTATGTTAACCTCCACCTTTTTTCCTTCCCTTTCCATGATTTTACTTATCATCTCTACATATTCCATTGCTTTCTCCTTTTCTATTCCATTCATTACAGTTAATACAATACAGATTATACATCATTACCTATTTTATTTCCTTAGTTCCATAAACATATTAGTTATTAAAGCTATTTCATTTAAACTTACAAGATATTTTACATCATCTACTATTAGCCTTATCATTTCTTTATTTGGTATACAACCTTCTACCACTTCTAGACCAATCTTCTTTCCTTCTATTGCATAACTTCCTTCATCACCTTCTATCTTTGCTTTTATTTCTATAATCATAATATCTTATTCCTTCCATACATACAAATGGGATGCCTTTTACATACTGTTAATATGTTAATTGACATCCCAAATGAATTACTTTTCCTAAACTATTACAACTTCTATATTACCTTATAATTATAATATAATATATTTTTCAACATTAATCAAGACTTATTTTTATACCCTTACTTTGTTCACTTCAATTCGAGAAACATAAATTACTTAATATTTAGTTTAGTTTACTTTACCTAATCATTATACCACCTCCTTAACCTAGTTCACAATTGCATTTTATAACTGTAAATTATGATTTAATAATATATATGGTTTTAACTTAACTCCATCAATAGTATCAGTTCCAATATCCATAGTATTGAGTAAAGGATATTGATAATTATCATCTTCATAGTATTCATCATCCCAGATTCTTACATCAATATCACCTTCTACATCTTTTAATATTTCTAATCCTTTTATGACTTCACTGATTATCATTGCTTTTCCTTATATAATATAAAATTTAATTTTAAATCTAGCAATAGATTCTTCTACATCTTTTATTTCATCTTTTATATCTTGAAGGTTGCTTGTAGGTGAAGGTTTATCTGGGTGATGATGTCTCCAACCAAACCTTTTAGCTTTACATATTGCTTTAATCAGTTCAGCACATTCTTCTATCAAAATATCTTCTACTAATCCTATATCTTTATGTTTCTTATCACTCATTATTATATTCTATCTTTATTATAATACCATTACGATATGTAACTTTAGCAGAATAACTAGGCTTACTACCATAATCTATTCCTATTATAAAATCTTTTTTCATATCTGTTCTTTACCTTTAATATGGGACTTACATTTTATCACATTATCATGTCCTTCGCTTCCATAAACTATAAATTTTCCATTACAATCACAAAATTCATATTTACAGGTATCACAAAGATTACCTTCTAATTTCTTAATCCATTTTTTATGAATAATTTCTGTCCATGATATATTAAGTTTGTATAAAAGAAATAATAATAACAAAACTAATGCTATTATGAATATATTCATTATACCACATATCCAAGTTGAGAATAATGGAATTCTAGCGTATTCCTTAGCATCCATTACACTCTCAACATTATATGTACCTAGCCAATATGGTAAAAATACTATTCCTAATACTTCTGCTACCTTTAATACAATAAATATTAATGCCTTTCTCATAACTTACTCCTTTTTCATTCTTCTTAGCATCTCTTCTTTAATTATATGACATTTATGATTTGATTCTTGTGCTACTGTAGCTTCATTTAAGTAACAACTTACTGAATACAAACCACAACAGCTACTATAATAACCTATTAAATCTACATCATCTAACAATCTTATACCATCTTTTAATTGTAATATATCCATTATATTAATCTTCCTATTGCTAGACCTGCTGAGAACAGTACCACATCTCTCATTACCTTTCTTATCTTCTGCATCAAGTCGTGATATCTATGAGGGTCTTTTATATATGTTCTCTCTCCATCTTCATCTATTTCAAAATATACCACTTTACCTTCAATATATTCCATTCCTTGTACCTTATTGAAACTTCACTTTCCTATTCTTATATAAATTTTTAACTTCTCTTTCAAAATCTTCATGGCTTACTTCATGTGTAAACTCTCCTGAAACTCTTTGCTTTTCATTTTCTCCTGGAAATTGCTTCTCCCAACAATCTAATCTATATTCATATTCCCAATCTAGCTTTGCTAATAAAGCTATATTCTTTTTATATTTTAATGTTTTTCTTGCCCTATCCATCTATTACCTCTTGCTTAATTTGTCTAGTCACATTCGTAAATATTACTCCCATACTTTCCATATCCTTTTAAGATTTACAATTAGACTCATTGATTTTATCTATTAGCTCTTTTTGCTCTTTTTGGTATTCTTCAATTTCTTTTTGGATAACTGCTGCCGAATCTAAGCTTTCTAGTTCTGTTTGTAACCGTACAAGTTCTGCTTCTTTTTGCACGGTAAGTTTTTGCAGCATTTTATATTTGTTGAATGTTTTTTCTCCCCTAAGTATCTGCAAGTAATCTTCTCTTTTTTTGTTTAGCTTTTTTAAGTTTTTTTTGATATTCTCTGAATCTGTTTTAAGCTTTGCTTCTCTCTCTTTTAGAAATTTATGTCTTTCTCCGTATAGTTGATTGTTAAACTCCACTAATTCTTCATAGCTTTTGCTTAGCTCTTTTGGAAAATAGATGTGCACTTCTTTATACAGTTCTTTTATTTCAGAAAAGTTAAAATCTACTTTACTGGATAGCGATTGCTGTATTTGTTCTTTTTCATAGTTCAAGCTGTACAGATCATTGTTAAGTTCTGCAATTTCAACTTCGATTTTATCTACTAGCTCAACGTTAATTTTTAGTTCATTCTCGTAAAAATCAAACTTGTCCATTTGCGCAGTTGCTTCTTTAAGATCGTTTTGTTTAACTTCTATTGCACCTTTAAGTTTGTCATATTCGTCCGCTTTTGTTGCCAGGCGTTTTTCAAATTCAGTTTTGTATTCTTTTCTTTTTTCTATAGTTTCGTCATACTCATATTTTTCATGCAATAATACATGATTGAAACCAAGGATTTTTGCTAGATATGGCTTCCATTCAATATGTTTACCTTTACTGAACTTGCTTATCTGAAACTCATCAAGCTAGTCGCTTTGTGTCCTTAAAAAATAAGATACTCCTTGCCGATATTTCCAGGGAACGATAGTGTCTAAGGCAAGATAGCTATTCACTTTCATAACAGCTTGCCTAATTGAGATCATGTCGTGATCCCAATCATGTCCACCTAGTGTTGTGTATTTCTGATGTTTTGTATCATGTCTTTTTAGGCATATTTTTGTGTTTTTCTCGACACCTCTTTTGATTGTTAAGTATTCTCCGGAATTTAAGAGAATTTCGAGATAGAACTCCATATTTCTAAATTTGGACTTATTGTCATACAGAAAATGTCCCCTTGCTAGTTCTTTTAATAACATAAAGTCGATAAGGGAAATAAGTAATGTTTTGCCTAAGTTGTGTGAATCCTTATCGCTTTCTTTTGGCCTGTTTACTTTGCCGTAAATAACATTAAAATCTTCATTGAAGACTATTGGCTTAAATTTGTCATTATTGTTTGAATATAATTTGCTTAATTTCATCTTTATTGATCTTCGCTTGTTTCTATGTATTCTAATGAATCACTTTTAACATGATAGTTTATTTTCCCTAGAAGGAATAAAAAATTGATTGATGCCGAAAAAACATGACGAACATCATCACAGATGCTGTCACATAAGTGCGTTAACACTTCGTCGTATTTCATAGATTGATTAGCTCGCAATAGCCTAAGTATCTCTGACGAAATCTTAACGACGGATAAATCCAAATTTAAATATTTTGTTGGTGTTAACATTTCTCACCGATATCACAGTTGCAGTACATGTAATGCAAAAATACGTTTACAAAACGTTTCATTCGTTGAAGCTCCGTGCATCCTTCAAGGATAAAATCATATAAGTATTCAAATATTTCCTCGAATTGAGCAAATTCGTCTCTTCTTATCCCCACCTTGCTTTTAATCTCAAATCATTAACCTCTTCATGAACTAATGCAATAACACATTTATAACATTCATCATAATCCTTTTTTGATAATTGATTAGGAAGAACTATTGTATCAAACTTCTCCATCTGAACTTTATCCCAACTATCCCCAATCTTCTTCAATACTTTTCTTGCTCTTTCACTCACTTCATCCCCCACATTACTGAAAATGTAATCATTCCTGCACTTACCCAATATAATGCTTTTGGATAATTTCTTTCAAATATACATACTAAACTTATTATTACATAAACTACCAATAAACCTTTTTCTATTAATATACTAAGCATCTTTCTCCAACTCTTCTACTAAAGCATCTACTACTTTCTCACAATTTTCATATGACATATATGGAATTGCAGCTTTATTTGATATTGCTCTTATTGTATCTACCATTATTTCTTTCTGCTCCTCTGTGAATTCCATTAAAATCTCCCACAAGTAATATACTTATTCCATTTCTGCATTTGTTCTAACTCCCAATCTATTTTGCTTCTATACTTCTTACCTATCCCAAACAAAGTCTTTTCTAAGCCAGTTTCAACTATTTCTTTTTTGAATGCATACTTTAAGGAATGATAAACAATTCTTTCTAATTCTGTTCTGGTCTTTATCCCAATCATTTTATTTAATTTTCTCATATATAAATATAATCAGGGGAGGAGGGAAAAATTTAAAAATTAGTTAAATATACACTTATCATCTAATCACCTCAAACCCATTATCCCAATTAGGTTCTTTAATCTCTGTTCTTTCAACCAAACTATGTTCATCATAAGTAAACTAGTCTATGCTAGGTATCATCTTTTCTATTTCTCCACCTTTTCTTGGTGGGATACAATAACAGCTAGTAGTATATGGTGGAGGTAAAGATGGTATTGTATAACCCATTATTTTCTTCTCCCACCTTTTCTTCTTTTATCTCTTTCTTTTCTTCTAGGTAGATTGATTTCAATATGGTCATCCAAGTTTAAACTATCTGTTGTATCAATAATATAATAAAGACTTAAAATATCTTCTACTAACTTCTCTCGTTTAAGCTTATTATCTTCCTGAATTAATTGACCTAACTGTATAGGAGATACTAAATATTTCATTTTTCACCTACCTTTAATTGTGTACCACTTCCTTCTATAACATAGCCATACTCCTGAATAAAGTCATACAACCGCTTTGTCAACCTAACATCCTGAAGATTGTACTCAAATACTTCTTTCCATTTATTTTGTCTTATCAAATGGGGGGCTAAAGCACCAGAACCATTTTTACCTTTACACATCAATGTTTTTTGTGCAACTGTATCTAATTTCATACCTCCCATAAATACAGAACGTCTTCCATGCTTTTCAATTGCTTCTGCTAAAGAATCACAATCCCATTTTACATTTATCATCTTTAAAAAAATATCATAATCTGTCCAAGGTACTTCTCTATCTCCTAATAATACTCTATTATCAAAGTGTACACCATTAAAAGAAACAACTAAAGTATCTGTTAAAGTTAAAATCATATCTTCTTTTTCCTCAGGACCAAAGAACCAATACAAATCATGTTTATAACTATAAACAACACCTGTACCTAATCCCATACCAAAAGGGTCATCAAACCCTCTTGGCGTTTCATCGGGAAGTCTTAAAGATTCTATATCATATACTAAAATGTCTTTATACGGACTGTATTTTTTTATTTCTTTCATCCTGTGCCTGCTTTAAGTTAACTTCAACTCTCATTAGCAATTCATTAATAGTTGCTTCTGGTCTTTGGTTATTCCAGCATTTCCATAAAAATTTAAAATCTTCTTCTGTTACTATTACTTTATCTGTTTCTTTAACAACTGTCGCTTGTCTAAGTGTCTCTCTCAAAGAATACAATCTTCTTTGCTCTTGCATAGATAAACCATTTGACTGCTTACTTACTCTAATTACTGCTCCAATACATGCATCCATAAACAATGTTGCAGGTGTGGTATCTGGTGGCATCTTAGACAAATCAGATATTGTGATATCCATATTAACAACATAATCTACAGGTTCTTTCTTATTCTTTCCCATTTCTTCCTCCAAGTTAATGATGTTTGACATTTCTTATCCTACCTAGTTTATTCTCTCTAATTAAAGTTTCTACCCATTGCTCAAACGAAAAAAATCTTCTATTTTTTAACCGTGCTACAAACACAATTTCATCTGGTCCCATACTAGAACAAATAATAGCAGTATTAAAAGGAAAACTATTATCACCCATATTAAACATCCTTTATAATCATCATCCACATAATCTTCTGTTGTTGGATAACCTTGTGTCATTTGCTTCTTCCATTATTATAAATTAAATAACTAATACTAAATATTGTTATTATACCAAAAACAATTGCATCTTCCATAACTAAACTCCTAAATAATAAGGCCAGAGAAAGGTGAAATCGAGTAGGCTTTTACTCGATAGTTTTACAGTAAGGGTATAAAAAGTTTCTCCAGCCTTATTAAACATTATAATTCTCTCCTAGCATATTCTGCCATCAACAATGCATCACATCTACCATCTAATAATCTACCACGTTCTGTCTTTAATCTACATCTGGGAAATAACCTTGAAGCCAATAAATATGCTTCATGCTTTGTTTCTTTTCCTTTTCCCCAAATACCAAAATGTGATTGCCACTTCCTAATAGATAATTCCATACAAGGAATTTTTAATGTTGCTAAAATACCTATCCATAATCCTTCCCCTAAACCAATACTCTTTGTAGCCATACTTGCTATACCAGGCATTGGTATTGTTTGCTCAATAACAGCTAGAATATTAGAAGGGTCTTTAATAGAAGAAGTATAAATTTGACTATATTGTTCCAATATTTTCACCATTTCTTTTACATCAAATTTATTCCTAAACTTTTTACCAACCTTTACGGGTACAATAGGAGTATCAGTAAGTATTGGTTCTTTATCTTCTTCTGATTTACATGCACAACCAAATAAACCATTATCTATAGCAATAATTATCTTACTCACTTGTCACCGCCTCCACTACTGCTTCTATTTTATGAACCCCAGTATATTCTTCCTCTACCATACCACTACCTTTACATTTATGACAACAAACAAATGGTAGAGTCACAGCATTTTCGTACATCTTGTCTACGCTCTCAAAAATCCTACCTGCAACACAGTCTGGACATTTTCTTTCCATAATTACTTTCATAATTTAATCCACTCCTTACTTAATTTACGACCATCAAATATAATTTCATAATCATACACTTTAGATTCATCTGAGCCAAACCTATTATGACAACCTTGATTTATAAAAACAATTAAATTCTCAATTCTATCATCACCTGTTATTCCATTTATATGATGCACAACTTCTGTAGGTAACAAAAATCTACCAATTTCTTTCTCCACTAAGCTACGATATCTTTTTATACTACGAATAGCTAAAATGCCCTTCCAATTTGGATTACCAGCTCCCTTTGAATCTTCAGACCTTCTTTTTCTCTGTTCTTTTGTATAAGTACGACCTTTACTTTTTAAACCAATTTTTCTTTTATGTTCTTCTGAATGTTTCTTTCCAATCTTAGATTTACTAATATTCTTCTTATGCTCAACTGAAAATTTTATGCCTTTCCTCGATTCACTAATCTTTTTATTATGTGATTCCGAAAATTTATACCCCTTAAATACCATGATAAACCTACCTAATTTTACTTACCCCATTTTTCTTTTCCACCACTATCTTCTGAACCCCAAAACTTTCAAGTAAATCTCTAGTACCACCTTGATGTGTAATTAAAAATAATTTCTTTTTCTTATTCTTTGCTATACCAATTAGCATATCAATAACTCTTTGACTATGTAATTCATCTAAGGTATCGGTAACCTCATCTAATATTAGAAAATCAAATCCAATCTTTCTATCAGAAACTATTTCACCTAATGCTAAATTAAATAAAACAGTTAATAATTTCTTCTCTCCACCACTAAAAGTTTCAATAGCTCTTTCTTCTCCATCATCTAATACCCTAATATTAAACTTATCACCTGCTACATCTAATTCAATTCTAAAATAACTCATATCTATTTCTGAAAGATACTCATTCACCCTTACTTCAATAAAAGGAATAACACTACCAAGAAGCCTAACTCGTATACCTTGTTGGCCAAACATCTTTTCCAATATTTTACTTCTATTAATATTTGTTCTTATGTCTGCTACTTGATTAGATAATGTAATCATATCTTTTTCAAACTCAGTTAACAATTTTATATTTGAAACTATTTCCATACGCTCATCATTTGAATCTGTTATAATATTTTCTCTTACTAATTCATCTTTTACTAATACATCATATTCTACACTATTAAAATCTACATCTCCTATATCTTTTAAATCTTTCTCACATCGTTCCATCTGCTTTTCATAAATTAATTTTTGTGCTTTGGTGTCTGTTCTCTTTTGCTCCATTAACTCTTCTGTTGCTTTTTTATCTCTTTCTTTTCCGTCTACAAATATAATTTTTTCTAGGTTATCATCTATCACCAAAATCTTAGCCTCTTTAACTACTCTATTTTCTTTACTTATTTTTTCTATAACTTCTTGTTTATTTATATTATCTAACCAACATTTAATATTTACATCACTTTTTGCTATTGCAATCTCAAAATGCTTAATACAACTCTCAGCAACCTTCTGACCACAATAAGGACAATCTAAGGATTCACCTTCTGAAAAAGACTCTAACTTAGCACTAAATCCGTTACTCTCTTTTTGTTCTGTTTTAATTAATGTTTCAAGTCTTGCTATTTCCTTTCCTGCTGAAACATAATTACTTACATCTAGTGCTATACCAGATTCTAAACCTCTCATATTACTATCTAACAATTCTTTTGTTACTAATCCAGGGAGGCAATACTTAATTTCTTGCTCCAATCCTACTAGTATATGCCTTTTATTAGTCATATATATTTTTAAAGAAGCTTTAAGCTCAGTCCAACTTTTCTTATCTTCGGCATAAAATTTTTCTAATTCTAATTTTTTATACACCTTTTTCTTATTCTCTTCCATATTATAAATATTAACTTTTATTGTATCTAATCCTCTTCTTGTTGCTTCAATTCTATAATCAACATCAAAAAGTTCTTTATTATATACTTTTTTAGTCTTTAAATTTCCACATTTATCTTTTATGAATTGAATTCTTTCTTCAACTAAATACAATTCCTTTTCAAATACCTGAATCTTTTCTTTTCTAACTTTTTCCAAAATTTTATCAAATAAGGAAAAACCTAATATTCCACCAACTAAATCTTTCCTACTCTTATCAGTTCCAAATAAAAAACCACTCTTATCACCCTGACCTAATATAATACTATTTCTCCAAATATCAAAATTCAAATCCAATAAAGTATTAACATATTTTAAATAATGAGTTTGATTCTTTTTCTTTTTAAGTTCTCCATTACTTTTAAAATAAATTCGTAGGATGCACCACGTTTTTTCTTTTTGGTTATCTCAATAATATCACCTACAGATTCAAATTTTAAATATCCAAAACAAGACTTACATTTAGACCTAACTACTCTATCTTTACTTACATCCTTAATAGTCTCATCAAAAAGAATCCAATTTATAATCTCAAATAAACTACTTTTTCCTGAACCATTACTATCTGCAGGATTATCTTCATTTACACCTTCTACTAAAATTACCCCTGCATCAAATACACTAAAATCAACTTTACAATGACCATAAGAAAAAACATTTTCAACTTCTAAATTAAGTAGTTTCATATTCTCTTTCCACAGCATCAACGACTCTAACGAGTTCTAATGCCTCCGGTAATATAAGTTTATCCTTTACTCCGTTTTCTTTTAACCAACTCCTTATAGAGCCTTCTACAGACAAATCTAAGTTAATACCTTCTTCTAATTTATTCTTATACTCTTTTCTAATATAATCTACTACAACCCACTGAGCTCCTTTAGAATATAACTCTTTTATAGTATCAGTAACATCATACTCTTCTGTAATTAACTTAACAATTTTATTTTTAACTCCATCCATAACAGAGTCAACAAGAACAAATTTATCTGGAGAACAAACTATTGGTTTTACATCTATTTTATTACTTTCTAAAGTTACATCAAGAAAATATTTATCTTGACCCATCTCCTTAAAATCTTTCTGATAAATACTTCCTGAAAAATATCCTCTGTCCCATAACTTTTGCATTCTATGAAAATGACCTAGTGCTACATAATCAAAATCTAATTTTTGTAAATCTGCAATAGAAGGACCATTTTTTACAACATACTCATTATCATATTTTGCTCCTTCTACTGATTGATGTGTTAATAAAATATGAGGAACATTTCTGCCTCTACCTGTATTCTTAACATCTGCCAAAGATTCTCCCCAAGGTAAAAATGTGATATGTAAATCACCTGTATCATATGTATCATATTTATGAAAAAAGTGAAAGTTATCATTTCTCAATAAATAACCATAATCTTGTAAGCTATGCCATCTACCACAAGTATCATGATTTCCAGAAGCAACAAAAAATTGTATATCTTGATTCCAAGCAATCCTTTTAGCTAATTCTACTCTTATTTTACTACTAGGATTATTACTATGAAAAATATCTCCTGGTATCATAATATACTTTATTTTATTTTTCTTTGCATACTCACAAATAAAATCCACTATTCCTAACTGCTCTTCAAATCTTTCATTGAGCTCAGTTTTTGGATTAATTTTAGAATATGGAAAATTATTGGTCAAATGTAAATCAGCCATATGTAAAAATCTACTTGTCATAATCTAATATCCACCTATATAAATTTGTTAGTCTAAATCTTTTATCATAACTATCTTTTGTTTTCGCTTCTACACAATCTTTGCATATCATACATAATGCCATTCTTAATCCTGGTGTACCATCTTTTCTATATATACTTGCAGATACTTGCCTTAATTTATCTTTAAAAAACTGTTTTTTCTCACCACAAAATTCACATGTAAAAGTAAAATCTCTATCCATCGAAAAACACTCTCTTTATAAATTCAGGGTTTCCTGCTACTTCAGTTTCAAAACTTCCTTTTGTAAATTCTTCACCATTAAAAGAATAAGTTCTACCTTTAACTTTTTGTACTACTTCTAACCTTTCAGCCAATTCCAATAAACCACTATATTGACTAATACCAGAAGAATAAAAAATATCAACTGTTGCTTTTTTAAAAGGATAACCAACTTTATTTTTCTTATTTATTACTTCAGATGTATTACCAAGAACTTTTTTTAACTTATCTTCTAAAATTTTTCTTCTTCTTATGTCTAATCTGACCGATGCCCAAAACTTCAATGCTCTTCCCCCTGGTGTATCTGTAGGTGAACCAAACATTACTCCAATCTTATCTCGTAACTGATTTAAGAAAACCACACAACATCCAGCTTTTTTTATGTCAGCAACTAACATTCGTAACCCTTGGCCAACCAATCTTGCTTGTAATGCTATATGTTTATCTCCAACTTTACCATCTAGTTCATATTTTGGAACTAAACCAGCAACCGAATCTACTCCAATCAATTTTACTTTATTAGTCCTAACTAAAAATCTAATAGCTTCAAATGCTGATTCACCATTATCTGGTTCACTCAATAATAAATTAGATAAATCAACTCCCAACTTCATTGCATAATTAGGAGACAATGCTCTTTCTATATCAACTAAAGCACAAATACCACCACGACTCTGAATTTCTGCTATCCAACACATTAATAATGTAGTTTTACCAGAAGATTCAGGACCAAATACTTCTACTATTTTACCCATTGGCAAACCACCACCAATAACATAATCAATAGCAGAATTACCTGAAGGCCAAAAATCCGTATGTAACACATCAGAACCTACTGAACAATCCGCATCCTTTACCTTAACAGTCATCTCTTTTAAAATTTTACTAACTTCCGAGTTCGTCTTCTTCGGTGTTCTGGTAACAGACAAATTCTTTGTTTCCTTGGTAATGCTCATTCATATACTCCCTTGCTATAGCCATAAAATCTTTAAACGTAAATACGGGAACACCATTTATATCTTCCATACTTTCATGATATAAATAAAAATGTTCTCGTAAAGTATCACTATAAATTAACACAGGTTCTGGACATTCCAAAAAGTCAAGTTCATTATGTAAATAAATCTGGCAGAACCTAAACATATTAAGACCTTTTATCTTAAATAATTTACCAGCTCTACTGTGCTGATGTGCTCTAATTAAATATTTGACTTTTTGGAATATCATTTTATTAGTTTATTTCTTTGTTAATTTAGCACATTCTTCTTCATAAGGACATTCAAGACATTCATCATCGTCTGTTGAATACTCTTTACCATAGCATTTAGGTTTTGGTTTATCAGAACCTTTTTCTTTCTTTACAAGTTCTCCTGAAGGTTCTGCTTGTATTTGTGCTTCTTCTTTCTTAGTTTCCATAGGTAACGGGTCTACACCTTTTGGTGATTTATCAACCGGTTCTTCTGTTGTTTGATAATCAGAAGACATGATTTCTTTTATTTCATCATAAGTTAAACATACAGTATACTCAGACATATCAGGTAAATTTTTTAAAATCTCTTTTGGTTTATCAAAAGAATAAGCTTTACCTAATGTTGCTTTATAATCAATATAATTCTCATTAGTACTTTTATCAATACGTTTAAGAACTACCTTAAAACCAGCCTCCAAATTAGTATAATCAATAAACTTATCCGGTTCTTCTGCATCATAAAAGCAATCAACCAATTCTCTTTTAACTGTAACACCAAACCTCCATATTTGAGGTAGTAGATGTACATCTTTTAGATCAATAACTCCTGCATACCAAGATGTTCCGGGCCAGTACTTCTTTGCTAATTCCTTTGATTCTTTTGTACCTTCAGCATAAATCTTACCTGCTTTTTCACAAACTGGACAAGGTTTATTCTCCATCTTATTTGGACAAACAAGAGACTTATTATTTACACCAACACCATAGTGCATATAAATTTCTATCCACGGTTTCTTCTGTTCTACTTTAGGGGGTAATAAAAATAAAAAATTATTCCCCTCTTTAGGTTTAAAAAAACCACCCCGACGTTCTTCATCCATTGCACCTCTATCAACTCCCATAATATACCTCCTGTATATATTTGTTATTTAGTACCTGAAAAATGTTCATCTATTTTCTTTTCTTTTAAAGACATATCTGTATCCATTTCTTTTCTTAATGTTGCAGATGTTGAATATAACATATCTTTTCTTTGTTCCAATGACTTAACAAATCCTTCAAGAACACCCTCTTGATGTTGTGCATCAAGATATTTATCATATAGCTCTCTGTATCTTGCAGTTTGTTCTATTTCCCGCTTAATAGCAGTATCAGTCATTTTCTTATTCTCTTCAGCAAGATTTTTTCTTATTTTAACATCCTCATCTTCCCTATATCTTTTTCTTGCTACATTTGCCCTTCTTAAAACATCCAAAGATATTCTCCAAACAGATGTCCAATAAGAATATAAAGAAGGGTGGTTTATACAGTTTGCCTTAATACCCATTTCATCAATTTGAACCTTTTTTACAATATCTAAATCTGTCCCATCAATATTTTTTTCTAATACTGAATCCACTATACCCTTAACCATATTCTGTAAATCCATCTGCATTTTATTCTCCTTTATTTTTAATATCAGAATAATAAACTAAAATTTAAATATCTTCCATATCTTTCCAGTTATACCCCCACTTCATTTTCACAACTAAAGGAACATTAATAAAAAGTAAATCAACTGATTCCATTATTCGTTTAGCATTATCTTTTACATAATCAAATTCATCAGGATGAGTATCAAATAATAAACTATCATGAACAGGAATTATAGGAAAAGATTGCAACTTTTTTTCCATAAATAAATCTACTATCTCATTCATAGCAGTAATAAGAATATCACTTGCAGGACCCTGAATTTTTGCATTAACTCCTTCCCGTTCTGCTGCAGCTCTTTTATATTCATCTCTACTCCAAATTTTTGGAATCCTTCTTTTCCTTTGAGTAACACTTCTTACATAACCATAAGTTCTTAAAAATACTTTTGTCTCTTCTATCCACCTCTTCGCTTCAGGAAATCTTTCAAACCATTTATTAATATAAGTTTCAGCTTCTGAATAAGAACAATCTAAATTTTCTGCAATAGTTTGAGGACCCGAACCATAAGGTATTCCAAAATTTATGCCCTTTGCTTTATTTCTATCTTCTTCCGTAGGACTATCATTACCTGAAAATTGACTTGCTACTTCACCATGTATATCTTTACCATCTATAAATGCTTGTTTTAAAGCCCTATCTTGAGAAACCATAGCAAGCACTCTCAATTCTAGCTGAGAATAATCTAACTCTAAAATCTTTCCACCTTTATATCTTGAAATAAAACATCTCTTAACTGTTGCATAAGGGTTGATTCCAGACCATTTTATATCATTATGAGTTCTTGGAATATTTTGTAAATTCATAGGTTTAGAACTTGATGTTCTACCAGTTTTTGTTTTTACTAAATGAAAAGAAGTATGTATAATATCTTCAATAGATAAATTTTTATGTAAACCTGTTAAATATGTAGAAAGAACTTTTTGATATCTTCTATATTCTACTAATACACCAATAACAGGATGCTTCTTTTCATATTTTGGCAATACATCTTTATCTAACGCAGGTTGTCCTTTAGGAAACTTCTTTGAAGGTTTGGTTTTTGCTAATACTGGTAATTTTAATTTGTCAAAAAATAATGATTTCAATTGTATAGGAGAATTCAAATTAAATTCTTCAAATCCATGCAACTTTGTAAACTCTAAAAACTTATCTCTTAAAGTATTCATATCACGTTCAACATCTACCATTGCAGTTTCTAAATATTTTCTATCTATCTTAACTCCTTTATGTTCCATAAAAGCAAAAGAAACATATGATTTACATAAAAATGGCATCAAAGATTCTACTCTTTCTTTCTCCAATAACTTACTCATTACCTCTTCTAACTGATATGTATATTTTGCGTCCTTAGCTGAGTATTCTCCTAAAATAGGTTCTGGACATTTATCCATCTGTGTAATCCATTCTTCTGCTAGATATTTCCATCCTAAAACATTAGGAAGATACTGCCAAGCCATAACTTCCAATCTTTCCCAAGAATTTGTTTCATCTAATAAATATGCTGCAATCATAGGGTCAAAAGAAAAATTCTTTATTCTAACACTACCTCTAGCCCAACTATGTAAAGCTTCATACTTACCATTATCCATTATCTTTTTAACTGGAGATTGCATCAAATCTTTAAATAAAGGTAATTCTTTTAGTAAATCTTTCCAATAAATAACAGTAGGTAATCTACAACCCTCATAAAAAGATGCAGATACAATACCACCATCTTCCTTATAAGGACTAACACCAATTGTTTCATAATCAAACCCAAACTTTTCTACAGTAGTTAAATAACTAAGATATTCACGTACCCGTTCAGGTTCTTTTAAAAATTGATATTTAAAATACTCTTGCTTTTCATAAGAATCTAAATAATATTTCATCTTTGCAAAGTCTATTTGATATGTAGACTTCAAATTAGCATTTCTAAGTACTTGGGTGGGGTGAACTGTGCACATAAAATTCAAACCTTCTAACTTAAGAATTTTATATCTCATAGCCTCAACAGATTTATTACCAAAAAAGTATTTTACTGCTACATCTCCAAGAAGAACAACTAACTTTGGTTTAACTTCTTGTAACTCTTGTAATAAAAATTGGTCACCACAGTATCTTATTTGAGCATTACTAGGAGAACTACTAACTGGTTTACATCTAACAACTGTAGTAAAAGAACTTTGATGCAATAAACCAAATTTATCTAACGTCCTTCTTAATAATTTACCACCCGCTCCAATAAATGCCTTACCTTTTTTATCTTCTAACTCCCCTGGTGCATCTCCCACAAAAACAATATCATTAATACCATATCCTGAAAGACATATCTTAGGGCTTATACAAGATTCAAATAATCCACACTTTTCACAAGGAGTTCTCTTATCATCTTCTTTACTTTGACCCCTTCTTTTGTCTCTTCTATCAAGTAAACTATCAGAAACTTCTTCTACATCTTCAAAAAAGACAGAATATCTTCTCTTCCTTGATGTTTCATGTTTATCATAAACCATTATCTACCTCTTCTTAACAAAATACCTCTTGAATTTGCACCAAGAAAAATCAATCTATCACTAAAAATTAATATTTTTTCATAATATTTAGAATTTAACAATTTCATAAAAGTAACCATTTCAACCGTAACTTTCAGTCCTTCTTCAGACCATGCTTTTTGCCCTGTAATTGATGATTTTATATTAGCATTCAAATGTGGTACTACTACTTCTATTTGTACTGCATCTTCATGATAACCAAATACTAATTCATATGTAGAAGGTGCTTCTCCACCTTTACTCAAAACATTTACTACTTTATTAAAAGCATCTGTAGTTTCATCATTAATCTCCAATACTCCCAAAACATTATCCCTAATATTCATATTAGAAAACAATTCCCAAATATTTATTAAACCTGTTGCAGAATCTACAGCAAAAAATAGAAAGTTTTTCTTTTTATTTAAATAAACTCCTGTCATATTACCTGCTTTAAATAATCCTATAATTTTATCAAACATCGTAATATATTCAACAAAATTATAAGGAAAAAATATTTTATTTTCTACATCTAACTTATCACCAATATGAACCATCATCATACCTACATTAGTTCCTGCAAATAAATAACCTTCTTCATAATATATTCCCATTAATGCAGGTTTAGTATAATCATTTGTATAATATTCTTTAACTAGTTTTAAATCAACAATAAAATCAGCATATACAGAAGGCGATAAAGGAACTATATCTTCTTTTCTTAATAACACAGGCAATTCAACATCTATATTTGTAGTTCTAACTTTTATTTTTTTACCTAACATCAATTTAATATTATTTGTTTCCTCATCATACATTATAGAAACACCATCACCTTGGTCATATAGCTTACAAATTAAATCAGGATGCAAATATAATACTCTTTCACCAAGCTGAGAAATGTCTGTTTCATACTCAAACCCAGAAAAACCATTAAAAAAATATAAACCTCCTTCATGAACTTTAACAACATTTTTTCTACCTTCTAATGATGATGAAGCAGATTGGTATAATTTTTTGGTCAAATAAAATACCTTATCATTCATCTTATTCTTATCAAATCTTATCTCAATCATAATATCTCCTTAATAAAATAATCCTTGGCTCCATTGAACAGCTTCATAATCAAACTCTCCCATATTATCTATTGACTTCATATATTGGTCTAAATTAAATAGCGCTCTAAACACTTGGTCATGAATTACTTGCTCATAATCAAAATCAGCTTCCACAATAGTTTGTCTAATTTTTTCTTGTTCTTTCTTTGATAAATTTAATAAATGTTTTTTAGTTCTTCTAGAAGGAGAATTATGTGCTACAGGAACACTTTTTGTTTTGGTTCCTTGACAAATTAATACTCCACCAAAGGCAGAAACTTTTAACCATTTAGTATTATCAATACTATACCACGGATATCTTGTTATTGCTGTATCCCAAGCAACTCCAAATCCATGTACTTTATATTTAACCTTACCACCCTCTGGTGCAATATATCTTGAATACAACTCATCTGTACTAGGTAAGAAATGCTTAGCTCCTATTGAACCTGCAATACCACCATAGCATAAATAATCATATCTTTCTAATATATAATCTAACTGTTCTCTAGGGTGACCCCAATGATAAACTGGAACTGGTGTCAATCCTGCATCTTCCATAATTTTTAAGTTCACCAAATTATTCTCTGCATAAACTATATCATCTAAATGTGCATAAATCTTAATATCATACTGCTTAATAAAATTACAATAATCTTGAACTGTAGCATCAAAAGTACCTTTTGAAATAGAATATGCACCTGAATCTATAAATACTCTATCAGTATTCAACCAAGGTTTTAATAATTCAAATATCTTCTTACTAACTTTATGGTGAGCAAAAGAAAATAATAAATATACATTTGGATACTTCTCCAATATATAATTATAATGCTTAAGATTACTTACACCTGAAACATAAAATATCATTTTAGAGCTCTCAATATTTCTTTATTCCTTTGTGGAATAAATTCTTTATTCTTTGCTTTTGTTTTATAAGCATCTAACAACTTATCATTATAAAATTCTATCTTAATTTTATTATTTTTAAAAGCAACAAATTTTCTAAAACAACTATTACATCTACCACAATATAATTCTTTTTTATCATAACAAGAAGTAGTCCTCCATAATTCTGACAACTGACCACCTCTATCAAAATATTCTTTTACCAATTCAGTCTTAGTAAAATTACGAATAGGACTTATTACTGTCACAGGTTTTTCACCATAAATAGAAACTATTTCTGAAAAATCCTTAAATGCTCCTTTATGATTATCAACTACCCTATCTTCTTTTAAACCACCAAGTAATATTTTATTTCCATAATGAGAAGCAAATATAGATAATATCAAATTTCTACAAGGAACAAAGAAAGATTTCGTATCTTCCAAATCTTTCATATTAACTGTACTATAAATTTCTGTTTCATGAAATAATATAGGAAGGTCAGTTACAACTTTTCTTTCCTTCTCAGAATATGTAGTATTCAAATCTACATATAAAACAACATCAATATCATTCCTGAATAAGAAACCTGTAATATAACTATCTAATCCACCACTATATAGCAATACTGTCTTGGTTTTCATAAGAATTTAGCATCCCTTGATATTATAAAATTGTTAGCTTTATACATATTGGTTCTTTCATCTTTAACTAAATGTAGTTTCCTCATACATTGTATATCAGTATCCGTCTTCTTTATTAGAGCTATACCATAATAACCCCATTCATACCCGAAATCCTGTCGTATAGGTAGATTTCTAAACTCTATAATATCAAAGCCTAGCTCTTTTAAAATACCCAGCAGAGAAGGTGCATCCATTGTAATTCCACCAAAAGGAAAGTTCTTACCATAAACAACATCAAAGATAAAAATGCCTCCTGGTTTCAAAACACGGTTGACTTCAATAAAACCTTCTAGTTGAGACCTGAGATAATGCCAAGTCCTCATCGAGAATACACAATCAAATGTCTTATTTCGATATGGTAGGGCTTCTGCAAAAACACATTTAATATCTATATGTGATTCAGTTTCCTTTGCTTTGTTATATCTAAGTAGACTAGGCTCTATAGCATCAGTAACTTGCTTTACTCCTCGACCACTTCCACACCCAATATCTAATACTGCTTTTGCATCATTAGGTAAATTTCTATGAAAAAAGTCATCCATCTCTTCGCTATCAAAAAGAACTCCCTCTCCACCCTCTTCTGCCCTACTAACAAAATCATGATATTCATCTTTAAGATATGCTTCTGCTATTGATGCTACAAGCTTAAAATCACAGCATTTAACTTTATCACCAGACTCTAATACCATATACAAGCCATCGTCCTTAACTTCATACTTCACAACCTGCTCCTTTAATGAGGTTCAATCCTTTGTACTCTTTCTGCTAATGTGCCTTTCATATATGCTTCTTCTGCAACAAAACTATACATCCAATAACAACCACAACAAACATGATTGTCAACATACCAAGCATCAATAAATTCTCTTAGCTTTTTCTCATTAGTTAAATCAAAGATAGAAAATTTATTTACTTCTTCACCTTTTCTATAACCACATAGTCTCATCTTACCATCTGCATCCATTGATAAAAGAGGCTCTTTACAATGCCATCTTAAATCCCACCCTTTATTCTCCAAATAATCAAAATATAATGGTGTATTCTGAATGCGATACCCATTCTCAATACCTTTTTTCATTACTGCAATCTGTTTCTTCAATAAAGGAACATCTTCTTTTGTCAATACAAAATCTGGAATCTCTTCTTTTGGTGGAAAGAAATCAAACCCACCATCCATATCATAATGCACAACATTTAAAGCCCAAACTAAACCTTTTGAGCAAACTGCATGCATAATATCTTCTAAATAAGGAAGATTCAATTTAGAAATAGTAGTTACACAAAAAGTTAAAGGCACACCGTGTTCTTTCATCCATAAAGTATTTCTAAGACCATCTACAGATTTCTTACCAATATCACCTTGCTCTGCATCTAAAAAATCCATCCCTGTTGAAAAATTTTTAAGTCCTGCATCTATCATCTTATACTTATACTTATCAAAAAGTTCTGGACCTGCTGAAGAATAAACTGCGTAAGATTCTAATTTATTAAACTCAGGAATCAATTCAATAAACTCTTCCGGTCTTGCTAAAGGTTCATTTCCTAAAATTAAATTAAATTCTACTCCCAAATAATTTAAAATCTTTACTACTTCTTTCCATTCCTTCACATCTAATTCTTTATTACCAGAAGAATTATCACGAATTCTACAGTACTCACATTTTCTAAAACACTTTCTTGTAAAATATAAACAAGAACACCTAAAGTAATCACCTACATGCATGATTTACCTCCATCTACCACAAACTCAGAACCATTAATATATTCACAATCTAATATAGCTCTGATAATGGGTCTTATTTCTTCGGGTTCTGCTTCTCTATCTAAAGGTACAGAAGCTATTAATTCTGGAGGACATTCACCTGGACATAAATTCGTATTAACAAAGCCAGGAGATATAATTGCAGTTCTAATAAACATTGGCTGAATACAAGCCAAAGACCTCATAAGACAACTAAGGGCTGCTTTTGCTGCACCATACATTGGGTTGTCTGTTTCCGACCTAGAAGAGATACTGCTAATTCCTATAATAAGCAATTTTCTATGCTCCTTTAAAGCCCTTAGCACAAGCTTCTTTGCTATATAATAATGTGAGATAAAATTAACATTCATCACTCTCAAATCCTGGTCATCAGTTGAATCCTCTAAATGGTCTAAAGGTAATATACCAGCATTTAAAACAAGAACATCAGGTAGTGTCACATTATCTGCAAAAACTATAGCTTCATCAAGGTCATTTAAATCAAAAACTTTACTATTCAACCTCAATACTTCATATTCTCTTTCTTCTAATTCATCAGAAATAGCTTTTCCTATTCCTGATGTTCCACCTGTTACGACAGCGTAGCTCATCTTATCCCTCCTTAGAAATAATCTTGTGTAATTCAGAAAAACTTGCATTTTTATTATCCAAGTAATAGTCGCCAACTGGTTTTCCCATAATTAACTTATCATAAGATACACCAAAAATAGCTAACCAATGTTCTGTAACCTTTCTATCTTCTTTTCTCCTACCAGTGTGTAATATAATTATATGTCCTAAACTATGCAATTTTCTAACCATATCAATTGCATTTACTTTAGGAGTTGCAGACACATATTTCTCTGGCCACCAAGGTCTATCAGTTTCATATGTTAATGTGCCATCAATATCAATAACAAAAGTTAATTTTTTACTTTTCACTCAAACAATTCCTTATAAACTCTGATTTTAAAGGTTCTTTCAACATTTCACCTCTTAAAGAAGTAGTAATCACATTACTATTCTGTTTTCCAACTCCTCTACTCATCATACAATGATGCTTTGCTTGAATTATACAACCACAACCTTTTGGTTTTAATACTCTTTCAATAGTATCAACAATATCACAAGCTAACTTTTCTTGTATCTGTAAACGTCTAGCAAAAATATCTGTCAATCTACACAGTTTACTTAAACCAACAACTTTACCTTCTGGAAGATATCCGATATGGACTTTTCCATAAAAAGGTAACATATGATGTTCGCACATTGAATAAAACTCAATGTCTTTGACAACGACCAATTCTTGATATCTTTCTTCAGTAAATACTGCTTTCAATATTGCATCTGGATTCTGAGAATAACCTCCATATAACTCTTTAAAAGACCTTTCTACTCTAGCAGGAGTATCTACTAAACCTTCTCTATTTGGGTCTTCTCCTATATATTGTAATAGTCGTACAATATTATCTTCTATAGATGTTTGCTCAGTACCTTCCCAAGGAAACACAACCCAATCACCTTTATCTATAAGCTCTACAAATTTACAAACCATACCACTCAATGTTTGCTTCTTAGAAAGTAAAGCATAAAAAGGTGCAGCTTTATGTTTACCAGCTGTCCTGCCAGAATCTATAATATCATCTACAACTATATCACAATCTTCATAAGATGATTCAATATAATCATTCGTTATATTCATTAATTCTTTTACTACCATCCAACCATTTTTAGGCACACCATATACTTTTATAGGTGTCTTTTTATAAGTGATTCTTAAATCACTATCTAACTTAGCAACCATATTGCTTATTTGCTTCCAACTGATGTGTAGCTTTCCCATTATCTAACTCCTATCATTTTTTGTATTTGTAAACTTAAACTCCAATGTGGATTCACCTTAATATAATCAATTGCTGAATCAATATTTTCTTTTTTATTTCCCTCTGGTTGTATATAAAATCTGGAACAACCATGGTTATTGAAAAAAGAATAATAATTTTCTGGTGGTGTACCTCCTTTCTCCCAAATAACTTTTACTTCATCTGGGTCAATTAACTTTATATCTGTTATTGGCGTCTTAGGACTAACAGTAATAAAATCAACATCCTGAATCCATTCAGGTGACAAAATACCATTAGATTCCATACATACAATCATATGCAATTTCTCTTTAAGCAAAGGTAAAAATTTACTTAAATCTTGTATTGTTGGCTCTCCACCAGTAATAATACAAAGAGAATTTACTGGTTTTATACCTAAATTATGAAATTCCATAAAAACTCTATGAGCTAAATCTTCTGGAGAATGCTTTGATTTAACACTATGGTCTGTATCACAAAAATCACAATTCATATTACACCCAGATAATCTGACAAATACTGCAGGCATTCCTACATTAGAACCTTCACATTGTATAGAATAAAATACTTCATTAACTAGTAAGGTCATTGTCTAATCACCCCACCATCTTTACTTAAAATTAAACAGCTATATTTTTTAGCTATCCATTTAAGATGACTAGTTACTTGTCCTGCTGTTACTGGTTTTCCTAATTCCTTTGCTACTTTAGAAGCAACAACATCAACAGTAGTTTCATCTACACTTAATGCTTGTATAGTAATTTGACCAGCTACTGATTTTGTTCGAGCTCTCTTTAAAACAGCTTTATATCCTTCTTTTATAGAACTTGGAGGCTCAACTTTAGGTGCTTCAATAGGCTCTGTCTTAGGAATATACTTTTCCTTTAATGGCTTACCACAAGTATTACAATTATAAAGATTCTCAGAATCAGGTAGCGGGCTTGCACACTCGCACATTTCTGCTACCTTTTCTTTTTCATCAAGTTGCTCATCTTTCACTTCTGGTTTTTCTTCTTTGGGAGCTTCCACTTTTACTCCTTCTTTACATTCTTCAGGCATCTTAATCTTGCCTTTATATTTTTCTGTGATATGCTTACACAATACTGTATAACCACATTTCTTCTTACTACACTCTTTAACCATACCATTATAAAATCCATAGCATGGAGGATTCCCTTTATCTGGCATACACTACTCCTTTATATATACTGCCTTACTTCCTTCTGATTCATATATAGCAATCTTAGTACATCTTGGAATTCTAACACATAAATATTTTGCAATATTTTCCGCTGTAGGATTATCTAAACCTGAAAAATCATTCAAATTCTGATGGTCTAGACTATGACAAATACTAGTTATTTCTTTAAAATCTATAACCATACCACCAGCCAATTCATTATCTTTACATTGACATGTGACAATAATACGCCAATTATGCCCGTGCACATGATTACAATCTCCGCTATACTCTGGTAGATGATGTGCTGCTGATATCCAAACTTCTTTTTCTAAAATATACATAATAGCCTCCTAAGATATATAATCTTTATGTAAACTGCCTATCTCATCTAATGCCTTACTAAGAGTATAGCGATTTATTCCTAATCTATCAAGTACTGATTTCCACTTTACTCTACCAGTGTCAAAAAAGTCAATCCCATCTTCTTCAACAACAACTTTAAACACAGCTTTTGTTAATGCTGAAGATTGCTTCATCACCAAATCCATAAAATCTTTAGAATCATTTCCACATCTATCTGCCAAATAGGGAGACAATTCTTCCAAATCTACATCATTACATCTACGACATTGAGCACCATGATATTCAAACATAGTAGCTACTCTATTTTTCATGTGCCATTTAATTAAATTCAATCTATCTTTTCTTTCAAAATCTGTGTAGTCATTATACATTTCAAATACTGTTCCCATACAAGTACTCATAATTTCTTTCTTATTCAAAGCAAAGTGAAAGCTTAATCCTCTCTTCGATAGATACATAGAATAGATGAGTAAGTCTTCAATTTCCTCCCAGGGATATCCTAAAGATAAACATTGCGATGCCATTGTGTTTCTAAATCTAGGTTGGTTATACATTCCTAAGCCTCCAACTTTTTCCTAATAAAGTTAGTAAAGGTTAACTCCTCTGCTTGATGAAGCCTCTTTACACATTCGTCATGACCTATACTGCTTGGGTCCTCATTCTTACCTAAGTCCACAAATTTTACTTGAATACCCCAAGATTTTAATCTGTTATAACCTAGGTCTAATGCTACCTCACGTGCATCTCCATCCAACATCACATACAACAATTCAATACCTAAACTCTTAATTTTAAACAACTGCTTTTCTGAAAGAAACTTACCTAAAATACCTAATCCATTGGGTGAGGCTATTGCATCAAATGCTCCTTCCACCAACACTGCCCAATTTAAACCTTTTACATTATCATATCCAAACAACACCTCCTCTCTTGGTAGAAACCCTGCTTCCAAAGACGGGTTCTTAACTTTCACATGGTCATCTATATACGTCCTTGCAACAAAATAAACTAATTTTTGGTTCTCATAAATAGGAATTATTATTCTAAATGCATAAGCACCAGTAATACAATATCTTAATTTATACTGTTTAATTTTATCCATTCCTATTCCACGACCTACTAAATATTTATAAGCATATGTATTTTCTTCTATCTCCATTATTGGAAAACCAAAACCTTCTACACCTTTAAATACTTTCTTTTCTGGTTCCTCTTCCTCAATAAAGATTTTATTTTCTATTACTTTTTTAAAATCGACCAAAGATACATCATCTAAATCTTCTTGGTATGTATGATAAACTTCTTTCCAAGAAATGTTTTCTATAAAACTTATAAACGACCAAAAATTACCTTTCCATTGACATCTTGGACATATAAAAAAACCAGATACCACATTTACATACAAGTGAAATTCTATATCTGCATTTCCTCTTTTATCCGTACATTGTGGATTAATGCAGTTTAATCTTGCTTCCTTTCCATTCTTTGCCCAACGTACATCTTTAAAATGTTTTTGTATGTAAACTTTATAATTCACTTCTTTGCCTCAGCTTTTCCAGCATCTTTTTTCCGTTCTTGCATTTCTCTATCCCAAGTCAAATCCATTTTATTTTTATCAAAGTCAACATAAGTTAAATATTTACTCTCAGCATCACGAACTTTTGCAGTAAATAATCTGCCTTTATTATTTTCTTCTTCATCTCCTGCCTGACAAAATGCTATAATAATATCTAACTTCTTAACTTTATTATAAGATTCACCCATATCTTTAACAGTAATAACTTCTTTATCAATTGCTCCTGAATTAGTTTGTGTACAAGTCAATACTGGTTTATTAAACTTAACTGCAAAATTACTAATCTCTTTATATACTTGTCCTGCTGTTATCCAATGCTCTCTAACTTTTGATGTATACGACCGAAGTTCATCTCCATAATCTATAATCACAAAATCTGGGTCTATCCCATAAAGTGATTTCATTAACTTCATGTGATTTGTTATATCTAGCATTGATGTTTCTCCACCTGGAAACCATTTAACACGAAGTAATCCTTGTTTTCCTACTAATCTACTTCTAACTTTTTCTGGATATTTATCTAGACTATGATACTTTATTTTTGACATAGATGCATCATATCTGTTCATAATTACTTTTTCTGTCAATTCTAAAGTATAATGAAATACGGTGTGACCTCTTTTTAAAGCATTCTTTCCACAAGCAATCATGATAATCGACTTACCAACACCCGACGGTGCTAGTAAAGCACACACTTCGCCAGGACAAATACCTCCGTAAAGTTTTTTATCTAAATGCTCAAGTCCAAAAGCTATAGCATCTTTTCTTGTACCTTCCTTCCTAGACTCGATTCTTTTCTCAATCTCATCTAGGTGGAATGCGTCGACACCTAAATCCTGAATATTGGTTCCTACCGATAATACATCATCTAATTTACCACGCAGTGCATTATAATCTTCTTCTGAATCCATTTTTAATGCTACTTCTGCACTACTTAAAACAAATCTTTTTAATGCTTGACTTTTTGCAAAAGAAATTACTTTATCTTCAATGTAATCAATATCTTTTACTTCTTCTTTAAAAATATTACTAAAATATTTTGTGACTTCTTCTATTTTATCTTCAGTAAAACTGGAACTTTTATCTTTTTTCAACAAAGCTAATTCTTGTTCAACCACCATGAAGGTTGGGACTGTTTCAAATTTCTCAAAATATTTAAATAACATATGACAAAGTAATTCTGCTGCATATTCTTCAAAATATTTTGGTTCAACAAGTGTGACATACTTAGAAAGAAAATCACCATCACTGAACATCAACCTTAACAGCTGTCTTTGAAACTGTGGTGAAAATTTATATACATCACTTTTCATTTTTAATTTTGTATCCTTTTTTTATCAGTGCATTAATCTCTGCTGTGTCACCATTTATTGGCTTAACTTCTCCATTAAACGGATTTGGAAAACCTGGTCCTTCCATTTCTCCTTCAAGATAAAGTTTTTTATATTCCCACCTCCTTCTAAGAAATTCATAAATATACTTGTCTGTTATCCAATCTGGCATCTGTGCTAACCAATAGTCACGTTCTGATTTCAGCTTACATTGTTTAATATCAGTATCCATTACAGAATTATAATATTTTAAATCTCTTTTTAATATTGCTTTATCAGAATAGATTGGTAATTCGTCTATGTTAAATCCTGCTTCTTTACATCTTTTGTCATACCACTCTATAAAAGTTATCATATTCATATCTCCTGCAAGATAATAATATTCTTTTACTTTTTTATTTCTTACAGACATGTAATAATAAAAATAAGTTTTAGCTGATATGTTAAATTCAAGTAATCTATTTCCAAGTGTTTTAAAAGTAGACCATTTATTTTTAATAATTCTTGGGTCTTTCTCACGAAATACACCTTTATAGAAATTTTTCGCGGTACCTTTTAAAATAAATTTCTGAATCGCCCTATCATACTCATTAATAACTCTGAGAATATACCAATCGTTTATTGACATCTGAGAATAATCTTCCATACCAAACTTATCGGCGGTTACAGCATGCCACGTACAACCTGATAAGAAAACATCTGAATATAAACTAATACATCTTTTTTCTCTTTCTGAAATAAATCTAGGGAACCTTTTCATGTGCTTTCTTGTCCTTTATCAGTTAGCTTTTTATATGGCAGTTTACTGCCATTAATGCGAAGCATTACCAATTTTACATCCATTTCATCCATCCATCCATCCATTTCATTCTCCATATCTTTTAAACAAATACTAAAACAAAAACAATTACAAACTCTTTACCTTTATCATCTAATAAATCAATGTATAATTTGATTTTACAAGGTAAAATCAAATTATATATTATACAACCTTGGTTTTCTCCTTAACATCATCGCCTTCATGAATAATTTTCAATGGAAAATTCTGTTGTTTGTATGTACGCATTCTAGATTGCGAATGCTCTTTCAAGTAATCATCCCATTCATCATAAAAATCAAAAACTCGTAATGTATTTTCACCTATTTTCTTTTTTCTTAATCCACGACCAACTCTTTGAATAGTTTTGATATCACTTTTACCACCACATGCGATAATTAAATTATGAATATTTGGAACATCAACACCTTCATCGTAAATGGTCGTTGTAATCAAAGTTTTAATTTTATTAGACCTCATATCAACCATAACTTGTTTTCTAACTTCTTTTGTTTCTTGACCACTGACAAATATTGCTTCAGGTAAAAGTTTCTGTAATTCTTGACCATGAAGAATCTGTGTGACAATGATTAAGGTGATGCCTTCAATACCTTCTGCTATCTGTTTGATGAGGAGGTTACGACGTTTGTTATTGATTATGTATAACTTATACCCTTCGGCATATGAAAGTTTCTTATATTCTCTTTCTCCATATCTAAAAATAAAAATATATGGTTGAGCACTATATCCTAAATCTATCAAATCTTGATTAGTAACTTGATTAATTACTCGACCTGTCATTCCCATTAATTTCCAATCACTTTCTTTATTATCTCTGAAAGGTGTTCCCGATAAACCAAATCTAAATGGAGCGGGTGAATGTTTTAAAATTGTCATCCACATATTACTTTGTTGATGATGACATTCGTCGACAAATATTACTTTTAATGTCTGAAGATAATCCATCACAGGTTGTTTTAATTGCCGTAATTTTTTAAGTTTTACTTTATGTTGTATTTCCATTTCAGGTAGTAACTTATTCTCTTTCAACAACTCAGCTTTTTTAACTACCCAATTCTTCATTAGTAATGTTGGAGCATCAATTCTTTTAGCAATTGTTTGTACCATTGCTACTGTATGCTCTTTTGGATTGAATTCTGAATCACCAACAGTCCCACATTTTATTTTCAATCTGTCTTCAATTCTATCTTTTGTTTGGTATAATAATTCTTTGGTGTGTACAAGAAAAATAGACTTCATATTGATGTATTTTATTATACCACAAGCACATTCTGTCTTACCTGCATTTGTAGCAAGATGTAAAATTCCACGCTGTATTTTTAATGCACGATAAATAGTTTCAATCTGATATGACCTTTTAGATAAACCATCAATAAAAATATCTTCTTGTTTTGGAACTTCAAAAGAAGGAATATTTCTATTGTCTTCCACACGTAATTTAAGATGATTATCTTTACAATACTGACGTAGAACTGAATAAAGACCTGTTAAGAAAACACCAGAAGGAGTAATAAAATATTTTCTACCATCCCATTTACCTTCTTTATACTGTGGAGAAAACCAAGCTTCTTCGGCTTGTATTGACATGTGATATCTTAAGGTCTTGAAATCCTCGGCTACCACTTTACTGTAAACATTACCTAGTGTTATTTCCATGGTTCACTTTTTTATAAGGGGTGGCTAGGAAGATAGGACAACACTCAGACGCACCACAGGTCTGTAACCACCCCAATTTAATAAAAGTTTTAGGTATAATAATTGACATGTCCTTTCTTCTTCCTCCTGTGGTACAATTGATTTTTTTTAAATATTCTTCTATTATAGGAAATTTTTATTTAAAAGTCAAGAACTATTTTTAACTATTTTAAATAATTTCATATAATCTTCTTTTGCAGGTAATCTTAATCTACTAATAATGTTTAATGATGTTGGTTTATTTTCTATCAATCTAACTTTTGGTGCCATAATTTCTATATTAACTTCTTTATCATAAAATTTTCTAGGGTCTGTGACTCCTGCCATTTGTGCTGCCCATTTACTTAATAAGGTTGAACCACATTGATTACATAATTCTATATTGGCTTCACTGCCAACAGCTTTTTCAAAAGCAGTACGAGGTTCCATCTTAGCATCATCACATGAACAAGTTTTTTCAAAAGGAAAAGCTAAATCATTTCCTAATATCCATTCTTCATATTTCATAATATCTTGAAATACAGAAATATATTTAATTTTTGGCCAAGTAATAGTTGAATATTTTATCATCTCACTAAAAGCTCCAATAAATCTTTCTGAATTATCTGGATAGAAACCACTCTCGCTTAGATTACTCATACCAGAAGCTATATAAACTTCATCATAAACTCTACTTAAAATTCTTTGCTCTGCTAAAGAAGCTAATATTGAAAGAAAGACACCATTTCTATTAGCAACCCAAGCACTTACTGTCTTAATATTTTTAGAACTTCCTGTTGTTATTTCTTCATCTTCATCAATTAATTGACTTGGGTCTTCCCCAAAAATAGCCCTAACATCAATAATTTTTTCCCAACAATCAAAATGCCGTGTCAACTGCTGCACGCATTCTCTTTCAGCATCTTCACTCTTTTGACCATAAGAAAAATGAATTAATTCTACATCATAACCACAATGTGTCAAAACCTGTGCGGTTAACCCACTATCTATCCCACCAGAGGCTGATATTAAGGCCAATTTACGAGGTTCTTTGTTCTTAGGTATCTTATTATAGTGTGGGTGGTAAATACGAGGCTGGTAACTATTTAACCGTTCTATACCACTATCTAAATCTATACTTCTTATTTGATATCCTTCTTGTGGGTGATAGTAAAAATCTTCCCATACATTTAATCCACATCTATTACAATCTGTAATTTTATTTACTACACTTGCAATCGCTTCTTCTGAAGAATGAAGTATCAAACCATATCCTTTTACATAGCCAATAGATAAAGGTTTGAAATCAGATACACAATGTAATCTATTTTGTTTCATATCATATAATAGGAATGCAAATCCTCCCACCATATATTCCATCATTTCTTTTAAATTTTTATTGAATTTTTGGTAGCCTGTTAGAATAGCTTCACTATCAATATCTGTATAGTAAGGTTCTTCTGCAACTGCTAATTCATCTTTAATAAAATTTGCTACAACTCCATTATGAACAAGAATACAATTATCTCGAATTATTGGTTGTAGATTTTTATAAGAGGTTGGGACTTCTGTTTCTGGTTGAGCTCTGAAATTTGCTAATATTAAAGAACCTGTTTTCAATAATCCTTCATCAATATAATATTGAAACTTCTTTAATACTTCATCTCTTTTATTACTATAAGATTCTAATTCATGAATAAACCAAGAAGAACCTTTAGTATGAATTACAATACCAAACCCATTCTGACCTCTTTTCTCTGCTTCAAGAAAAAGTTTATCAAAATGTTCAATACTAAAAACACCTTCTCTACACCAAACAGCAACAATTCCACACATAGTTTGACCTCCTATTTATTATAATATCTGAATTGACAATAGAAAGTCAAAACTATTTTGTAACAGTTTTTGTTTGCTTAGCTGGTTTCTTTTCAGGTTCAACAATACCAACTTGAACATTTTCAGTTGTTTTTAAAGAACGTAGTAATGTTTTTCTTTTCTTTCTTCTTTCTTTACGTCTGGTTTTTCTACAATTAGAACATCTCTTGGGCTCACTAAATGCTTTCTTTAAAAAATATTCTTGTTCACCTTTAGTAAATACAAAAGTTTCTTTGCAGGAATCACATGTTAAATTTTTATCCTTTAAGTCCAACACTTTCTGTCTCCTTTTTATCAAACACTATCAATATAGCATCACGTACTTCTATATGATTAGGTCTGTTAATAATCGCGGGTAGTTGTTTATCTTGGTCGCAGACAGCTACATAATGATTATCCCTACCACAAGCTTTATCTGTAATAGTATCATAATAAATTTTCCATGATAATACATTAGTAATACCATTTTTTTGCATCACTTTTATTTCTTCCAAAAGTTTTTCATGTTCTGTCATTCATAACTCCTTATTTGTTATTTGACGTGTATATACTCAGGTGGGTTTAAACCTGTTGCTTCTTAGATTCTCCATTAAATAAATTCATAGTTCCACAAGTTGGACATTCTAATTTTATTGGTTCTGCCTTTGGTCTTGCATAATGAGATAAGTTACATCTTTTTATACTTTTATATCCTAAGATAATAGCAAACTGTATAAGATTACAATCTTTTAGTACAGTATCACATATAGGACAAATAATTTGTTTTTCTGTATCAGCCATCATATTACTCCTATGATTAATCAGAATCTATTGTCTGATGTTGGCTACTTTGTACTTCTTCAATGTTTACTCCAGTGGTCTGAACAAGAAGTCTAAGACCTTCATAAACTAATTCAGAAAAGGAGCGTCTGTTTACTTTTTCTAAAGCTTGTACCTGTATGATAACTTTTGTGTTTCCTTATCATCTGGAAAATATACTGATTTCTGCATCTTCTGCCTCCTCCTAAAGAGGTTCTTTTCTATTTATATTTAAATATATTATATTATAATATAAAAGTCAAGAAAAAAATACCTCTTGTTAGGTTTATTTTATTTGTGTTGGTATTTTATATGTTTCATAATCTTTAAATAATTTATGTTCATATTTTTTATGACCAAAATATAAACAGAGTATAAAAATAATAAATATTATTGTATAAACTGCTGCTTTTATACTGATAAAAAGTTTGATTTCTTTTTCTCTTCTTCTTTGCCCACTTGTTGTATAAATATTAGGCGTTTTTTTCATTCTCTTTCTCATATTCTTTCTCCTCAATGTTTGCTTCCTCATAATATTTTTCCCAGTATTGATTATTTACTACTCTTGTCTTTTTACATTCTTCTCTGGATAATTTTCGCTTTGAAGTAATATCAATAAAAACTGTAATCCATGACCTGTGTTTATGAAATTCTTGAGCCTTATAAACAGTACCTTCTATTTCCCAAAAATCCGCTCCTGTTAAATCAGGATGTGCTTTTTGTCCTCCTTTTACCCTATAAAATCTAAATACACCACCCTTCTTTAATGGATATAATCTTAATGTAATATCACCATTACCATCTCTATCATATTCATTTGAAACTATTACATGTTCAGGATACATTTTCATTTATTACTCCTATAATAAAATTAGTATTGCTGATTCATGTGCTCCACAATAATTACAAGATTTAACTTCTTGCCCACCATCAATATCTAAATATGTATAATGTTCTGTATCTCTTCTCATTTATTCATCTCTCCTATTTAAGTTTAAATTAAAATATTTTGCTTCTTTTAAGTTTAAAATTATACGATTATTTATAACTTTAAATACTTTCTTTCTAATTTTCTCACCTAATTTTTTATCTTCTTCTCTTAATTTATCTTTTATTTTATTTAATTCTTTATAAACTTTAAAATGATTAGACATATCCTTTTCTAATATATGTACCATAAAATAATCACCTTTCAATTTAAGACAAGTTTCTAAAGAAAATAAAGCAAATACAAACACTTCAGAATATGAATAAACATGCTGTTCTTTCATTATTTCACACCATTCTTTTTGTGAAAATATGCATGCTTTCATTAATTTATGTAACTTTGTCATATTTTTCTCCTATAATAAAACTAAGGTAGCAGATTCATGTTTAAAAGCTGATTTTACAATCATATAAG